GATGGTGCAGATTCCACTGGGCTGCATGAATCACAAAAAATATTATTTGAGGATGATGGTATAGACTTCTCTGCCGGAACAACAACAATAACAACTGCTGTGGCTTCTGGAACAATCGTTCATGCTGATGTTGCAAAATCTTCTTTCACTCTAGGAGCAACTGCTGTGAAAGAGGGTGGGTATGGCGGCATTGAAAGTCTTATCGGTGAAGAGCTAATTAGACTTCAAGACTCTTATTATTATCAACAGTTCTCATATGAGATTCAGTCAAATGCTAGTGGTAATTCTTATATTAATGAGTTGAAGAAAGCAATTCATCCAGCTGGATTTAATGTATTTTCTAAGGTTATTCAAACTTCATTTGTTTCTATGGCCATAAAAACAACAGGTGCAAGTCTTGGTACTAATGATTATGACGCAAATACCTATAGCGCACTTCTTGCTTCTACGTTTTCAACTATATTTAGTGATAATATGCAACGTCGTCTTGGTGTTATGGATGAGGAAGATTATGAAATTCTGTTGGAAACTTCAGAGACATCAACTCTCAGTGATGTAATAGTATTAAATCAAACTGATAGCAGTGCTTCTGATGCTGGTGATAATATAGAATTTGAAACACCACTGTTTGTATTTACAGACTTTGATGCTTTTGAAATACAACATAATACAGCTCAGGGAGATTGGGGTTCTCTATTACTTGATAGCACAGATGGTTCATCTGATGATGGTGATAAAATTATACCTGAGAGTGCAGAGGCAGTTTCAAACAACCTGATACTTGATAGTGATGATGATAATGACAGCAATCACTTACTTAGGATCAGTGGTGATATATTATTAGAGACTGAAACAGGTGGTACTGCATTTGAACTTGAAAGTGTTATATGTGAAGGAGTTTTGGTTCTTGCAAATGAAAGACATAATACTGTTGATAATTTGTTGGATGAAGATAACGCAAGTAAATTTGTTGGTAGTACCACAGTAGATAATACTTCTGAGGTTTTCTTGCGGTCTAGTATTACAACTAAACTTAATGCAACGGTAAATAAAACGCATAATACTTCTAATGGTTTGGTATTCCTTGCTACAACTGGGGTTAAATCAATAGCTGGTGACGGCATCCAATTGGAAATGGGGACTGCGGAAATTGGTAGCCGGTTGTTGATTACGGGTACGTCCGACCAGTCGTCTGAGGGAAAATTACAGGCTGACAATGGTGACAACTTCTTGTTAGAAACTGAGTCAGATGTTAACCTAGGCCAGAGTGTAACTATAAACACGTTCACTGAAATTGCGAATAACAACCTTGTAGATGAGACGGATGGGGACAATCTAATTCTAGAAAATCCAGTTGGGTTCCACGGTGGCGGTAAGATACTGGGAGAGGACTTCAATCCAGAATCCTATACCATCACCGATATTGTTCGGGAATCTTTGGTTAATATATCTGATGATAATACTCTTGATACTATTATTCTTGAGGAACAGAATTTGGGATCATTTAAGCAGGAGGATGGAACAACCGTTGTTGGAACCTTTGGTGATGACATCCTATTAGAAGATAATAGTGGGTTTGGTGTTGGCGGTAAATTAATATTGGAGAGAGCATTTATTGCCCTTGAAGATTCGGTGAGCACTGGTGAGACACCTTTTGGATCAACAGGTAAAACTACACTTGCTTCATTTTCTATGCCATCTGATATCTTTGTTCATACAATTGGTAAATTAAAGTTAGAGGAAAATGACGAGGGAGATAATATATTATTAAATTCCGGGGTCGAGGTTTTACTTGAGAATGGAACTGAAGAAGCTGCTTATGCTGCCCAGTTTAACAGCCCATTTGCAAATACACAACTTGGCTTCAGTGGAACAATAACATTCGATAGTGTAGTAACTTGGGACGCACTGAAGGTATAAATACAATAAAGGAAGATTACCGATGACATATCAAGCAATAAATTTAGGATCATCCTCCGGCGATGGTACAGGCGATGCTATTCGTGAGGGGGGCGACAAGCTTAATGATAACTTCGTTGAAATCTATACTCTGTTGGGTACAGGTGCAACACTAACTTCTGGTATTAGCTCCGATGCTAATGTTGTTACTCTTGTAAGTCCAGTAATAAGTGGTGTTATTGCTATTGCCGATGGAAGTGCATCAGCCCCGTCTTTTACAAACAGTGATGATATTAACACAGGTATATATTTCTCTGCGGCTGATACAGTTGCAATTTCCACAGGTGGTACGGGGAGAGTACAGATTGATTCTGTTGGTATAAGTCCTATTACTGCTGATGGTGCTGCATTGGGTTCTGCTAGTCTGGAATGGTCTGACTTGTTTCTTGCTGATGCTGCTGTAATTAACTTTGGTGCAGACCAAGATGTGACGTTAACACACGTTGCTGATACTGGATTATTGCTAAACAGCACAAGGAAAATCCAGTTTAACGATGCTTCTCAGTTTATTCATGGATCAAGCGCAACGGTTCTATCTATCGGTGCTACTGATGAGATTGACCTGACTGCTACTGCCATTGACATAAACGGAACAGTCAGTGTTTCCGGCGTTGCTACTTTTGCGGCACGGCCTGTATTCAGTTCAAATATCTCAATTCAAAATGGTGGACAGATTGGTTCTGCTGGTGATGTTGACTCAATTGTGATTGCCACTAACGGAGTTGTGACATTCTCACAGATTCCAGTATTACCGGGTTATATTAGTTTAGCAGATTTGAAAACAGAAGTAGCAGCAAGTGCAGACTTTACAGAATTTAAAGGTAGAATAGCAGCACTATAATACTTCGAGTGGATACGATAAAGAGGGGATAGTCACACATAGTGTACACATAGTGTATAAATACTATTATACAGATTAGAGGAATCGAACAATGACCGCAATTATAACAGAAAAATTTAGACTTCATAACGCGACACAGTTTTATGAATCCTTTTCAGAAGCTGTGCCTACTGTGTATTACATGATGCTGGGTAAGGCTACTCCATTTACATCAGCAACTAGTGGTGGAACAGATTCGTCTCCCCCAACACCTGCGGATGATATAACGAGTGAATTTTATACATGGGATCAGACGATTGCTGGTAAAAACATTGCAAGCGGCGATGTTACTTTTGCTCTTCCTCGGCGCGATTGGACAAACAGTACCATATACGATATGTATGAAGACAACATCAGTTCTTCTAACCTATCATCTTCTGGTGCAGCTAATATTTACGACTCCACTTTCTTCTTTCGTACCTCTGATAACCGCATATACAAAGTTCTTGATAACAACAGTGGGGTGGCATATTCTGGTTCTGAACCTACCTCTGAATCAACTTCCCCGTTTGCTCAGGGTGGTTATGTTCTCAAGTACATATATACCATTACGGCTTCGGAACAGACAAAGTTTCTAACAACAGATTTTATGCCTGTTAGTACAGACTCTACGGTATCTGCTGCTGCAACAGATGGTAAGATTGAAGCAGTTATTGTAACTGCTGGTTCTGGTTATACTGATGGTACTTACTATGTTGCAGTAGACGGCGATGGCACTAGTGCAGGAACATCTTCTGGTGCTATTATTGGTTTCACTGTTGCTAGTAATACTATTGCTGACTTTGGTCTAACCTCTGGAACTGATACAATCGTTTATGCTGGTGGTGAGGGATATACTTACGGTACGGTTACTCTTACAGACGCAACAGTATTTACTGATGTTACCCTTGAAACAGCGGTATCTTCTGGTGATATGAGTAACGGCAGTGGTGGTGCAATTCAGATTATCATTAGTCCAAAGGGTGGACATGGTAATAATGCAGTAAATGAATTGGGTGGCCACTATGTTATAATGAACACACTGTTCATTGGTGCAGAACGTGATGACCTTCTTACGGGAAACGATTTCCGTAATATTTCGATTGTTACTGACCCAACAACTTATGGAACATCAACGGTGGCATCCGACTCAACAATTCGTCAAACCTATGCGACACAGTTGACCGGCGTTAGTGGAACATTTACTGCTGACGAGAAAATCACTCAGGCAACAACTCTTGCAGTTGGTAAGGTTGTTGAGTGGGACAGCACCAACTCAATTCTATATTATCAGCAAGAGCGGTTTAGTGATTATGGAACAACTTCAGTGGGTGCATATATCGCATTCTCTGGTGCAAATGCTATCACTGGGGCAGATTCAGGTGCGACGGGAACGCCTGATGCAACATCAGATTCGGCGGTGACATTAGCAAACGATTTTACTATCACATTTACTGATGGTTATGTTACTC